CTTGTTCGATCGGCATCTTGCAGAGCATGAGGCCTCCAATTTCCACGTTTCCGGTCTTTTCGTTACCGAGCAGCATAAGTTCAGGATGATCAACTGCCTTCACCGGCTCCCACCCTTCGCGCATCTTGCGACTCACGTTGGTGTGTTCCGCCTGGCCCAGGATGTGCGTCGCTACCCAGCGATACAAATACCCAGGTTCGGGGGTCGGATCGGGCAAGTTTGTGGGCGGTACGTATACAGCCCGAGCGGTTTTTGCGCGTGACTCCAGGTCACGAGGGGTACGGTTTTCAGCCATTATTGATTCTCCAGTTTTAGAACTTCAGCCACATACTTCTTGGGGTCCAGGTTGTACTTTTTGATTAACGCAGCTTGTGACGGCGTTAGTTGTACTTTCTTCGCTCCAGTTGTGCGAGTCGCGGGTGCGACCACTGCGGCAGGTTTCCTTGCCGAAGTCTCAACCGTACGGGACGGCTCGTCTCTTTTACCACCGAAAACCTCGGGGAACGTTGACTTCACGCGAGCGTCAATTTGCTCGAAATACTCATCGGAGCGGGGGTCTACCCCGTTGTTGACTAGCTTTTGATGCAGCCCTAGTGCGTAGCTGGTGATTTCCTCGAATCCCTGGGCGCCGAACCACTGGTTTTTTGCCTGCCAGCGCAGGGTCTTTTCGTCGGCTTGAACCCGTTGGGGTTGCGATGGAGTAGTTTGTACTACAGGTTCTTCGCGCTGTAAAGGGGGTGCTTTGAAATTTTTTGCACTCTTTACTTCCCACGTGGCCTCGGCCAGGGCTTCCTGGGCGGCAACGATGGCGTCAGCGTCAAAGGCTTCCTGTGCAGCTTTCAGGTCACGCCTGGCTTTTTCCAACTTGGCTTCCGCCGCCTGGTTGGCCATGGTCATGTACTGCTGGGTACCGGAGTCCACGTACGCCTTGAGGCGTTTGTTCTCCTCGATCATGTGCTGAGCAAGACGCTCAAGCTCCTCTTTCTCACGAGCCAGGGCTTCCTTGGCTCGGCGCTCGTCGTGGCGGGCGTGGGTCAGTTCCTTGATGCGTTTCTGCGCACCCTGGGTATACGACTCAATCTCATCGTCCGTGGGGTCCGCAACTTCGCGGTCCAGAGGACGACGGCCACGATCCTTTTCAGGGGTGTCGTCTACGATCTCGATCTCAACGTCATCTCCGGCGACGGTGATCTCGACGTCATCCGCCGGGGCGGACTGCTGATTTTCTTCTTCCAGTTCGTCTGGAAACTTGTATGCGTCAGGCATCTAACACTCCTTTAAGCGCGGGTGATCCCACGAGGATCTTGCACAACACATTCCACCTGATCGTCATTGATCACGCGGAACTCTTTGCCAAAGATCTTGAAACGCGTACCGGTATAGGTACGAACAAGAATGAAGTCTCCCTCTTTACACCAGGGGCCGGTGGGGAACCGTTCCGGGTCTTTGTAGGCAGACGCGCCCATGCGCAAAACAAACAACACCGTGGTGGCGTGTTCTTCTTGACGTATGGTCGCAGCGTCTCGAACCAGGTCGAGACTCGTACCAGCGATCTTTTCATCGACCTCGGGCACGATACACAGCAGCTTGTGGCCAGCTGGGATTGGCAAGGCTGACGCCTTGGTGTCATCATCCGCGCCTTCGTCCGGTTGGTCTACGGGCTGGATGTGCTTGGGCAACTGAATGCCCGGGGGCAAGAGGATTTCACTCATCTGCTTTTTCGACTTTCTCTGCAAGGTCAATGATGTAACGCTCTGCCATCGCCAGACCCTGGATGACGCCGCAGAGTTTTTGATACTGCTCAAAAGATTGACATGAACCACCCGCCAAGTCGTCCGCGTAGTTGTTCAGGTCGCTGCGTATTTGTTCGCGCAATACGCGTGCGAAGTCTTGGATCATTTAGTTGGCTTCTCCTTGGTTTGGGCTTGTTCACGCATCATCTTGGCCCGGGCTCGCGCCTGGGACTCTTGGTGACGCAACTTCTGGTCATGCGCCGCTTGGCGATGCTCCAGATCCTGTGCGTGGCTGCGTGCAGCCATCTCCTGCTCCATGCGTGCGGCCTCGGCATCGAACCGCCCGGTGTCTCGACGCGCGTCGATGGCCGCTTTGGTCGCGTCCACATTTAGGCGACGGCTGTCGATGTTCTGGCGTTGCAGCAGCTGCGCGGCGGTGCGCTGCTTCTCCAACTGAATCTGTGCCAAAGACTTGGCTGCTTCCTGCTGGAGCTTCTTCTGCGCAATCTGGCCGTCCTGCACAACCTTCTGCTGCTTGATGTCGGCTTCCTTCTGGCGAATAGCTATTTCTTGTTTTTGAAGCTGGAGCACCGGGTCCTGGGCCTGCTGCTGGGCTTGCTGCTGTTGCGCCTGCGCCTGGTTCTGCTGCAATACCTGCTGTGCTGCCTGGGCCATCATGCCAGACAGAGCCGTCTCGACCTCGGGCGGCAACTTCTCGTCCTCCGGGGGCAAGGGCATACCAAGCTGCTGCTCGATCTTCTGGCGATAGCCAAACCCAACGTGCTCGGCAATGTGCGCTTGCATCGCTGCTTGCATCTGCGGGGCGCGGGGGTTCTGGCCAATCAACTGCATGATCAGCGGGTCCTGCATCGCGGCCATGTGTACCTTGATGTGCGCCTCGTGGTCCTGGTACATGAACGCCTTGACCGGCTCGCCTTTCAAGACAGCCATGTTCTCTGCCACCGGGTCGCGGGGCTTCTGGTCATCCGGCAGGGGCACGAGCTTCTCAGCGTGCTTCACACCCAGCACCTCCAGCATGCGGCGGTGCAGCTGCGGCAAGTCGTAAATGTCCGGCGCCATCTGCGCCATCTGGATGACGGCTTGGTATTGAACGACTCTTTGCGACATCGTCGCAGCGTTGGGGTCGCTCACCGGAATGATGTCGACCTTGGAGTAGTCTTCCTTGCGGGCCGTGCGACGGCCTTCTTCCGGCTGGTAGTCGTAGTCGGGGTCGGTGTAGTCCTCGATGATCTTGACCAGCAGCTTCAATTCTTGCTTGAAGCTGTAGTGCAAGCGGGCCTGGACCGCCGTCATCACTTTGAGTTGCCGCTCCAAGAGGGCCAGCGTTGTACCCACTGGGGCCTGGGCGGACATGTCCGACACCTTCATGTCGGCTGTTGCGGCAAAGCGACGACCCTCGTCGACGATCGTGGTCAGCAGGTTGTACAGGGTAGCGCTTGGCTCCTTGTACGGCAGGGGCATGATGCTGTCACGCAGCGCCCCAGAGCTGATGTCTACATCCCGCCATTCCCCCGGGGCAATCGGCGTGTCATCACCTTTAATCCGAAGCCCACGGGTTTTGAGTCCCCCGGGCAGGTTCGATAGGGTACCCGCATCCACCAGCTGGCGCATGATGGAGGTTGCAGACTTGGCAAACCCGCCGATGAGGTGGAAGAGGCCGAAACCGTAGGCTCCGAAACCGGGGATGTATTGGTAGTGGACGAAGTGCTGTCGCTTGAGTTTGAGGGGGTCCTCTTCTCGCCAGTTGCGTCGGATGGCCAAGACATCGTTCGATCCTTTGATAAGGGTTACTACGTATGGCAGCGCGATTCCCGTCTCTTCGCCGTCACCGTCCTCATCTTCATCCCCCGGCAGCACCAAGTCAACATGGCACTCCAGCAGCACGTAACGATCGTCGTCGATGTCGCTGAAGCCCGTCTCTTTGTCCTTGGCTTTCTTGATGTCGTCCTGACTGTGCGTGGGGTCCGGTAGCTCAATGTCGCGGTAGAACCCGGCTTGCTGGAGCTTGATGATCTCGTTCTTGGTCTTACGCATGACGTGCGTAAGCCGGTAGCAGTTGTCTAGGTCTGACGTGCCGTACGGCAGGATGATGTCCTCTGCCGGGATAAACATCGACACCTGACGTCCCAGGTTCGGGTCGTAGTAGACTTTCTTGAACGCTGAGCCGGTAGCGGGAAGAGACCACAGCATGCGCTCATGCTCGGGGCGGAACTCTTGCATGACATCCGTCAGCTCGTAGTTCAGGTCGTCCTCAACTCGCTTGGCAGCCGCCTTGTTGTCTGGCGTCTCCTTACCCAGTATCTTGGTCCGCACCGGGCCTTGGGCGGGGAATGTTTCCGTTATGCTTTCTGACTGGAACCTGACAATTGCTTCCGTGATCATCGGGTGGAACACGCCACTCGCGCCTTGCCACGGCTCCGTGCGCTCCTCGTACTGGAGGCCCAACAGTTTCAACCCCTCGACGTACGACTTCTCCCACTCCTTGCGCGACTGCTTGTCCTGGTCGATGTCGGCTGACAAGTCTCCGGCCAGGGAGGCGATAGCGCCCTCGGCCATCGTCTCGGCCAAGTTTGCTGAGAAGCTCTCTTCGTCCTCTTCGCCCGGCATGATGGAGATGTCTAGTCCGTCCGCGTGGATGTTCACAGCTTCCGGGTCAATGATCTCAATCTCGATCGGCTCCTCGTCGAGTGCGTCCTCCTCCATGCTGGAAGGGGCTTGGTATAAGGCCTTGTCGATGTTGGTAGCCATGATTATTAAATCCTTGGTAGGGTCGCGCCTTCAGGTCGCGGGGTAAGCGAAGTCAACTCTTCTTCGCTTGGCTGATCCGTAAAGGCCAGCCGCATCGTCATTCTATGCAATGGGTACTTGCGTGTCACGTAGCGGTAGTTGCCCCAGTTTGGGTCCAGCTCGACGCCTGGGGGTTTGTCAGCCAGGTCAATAAACCCGTCCTCAATCTGCTCACGAGTAGCCCAAGTTGCGCCATACTCGGCCACCTCCTGGGTCTCGAACAAGGGCTTCCTGCGCCAGACCAGATTCTTTTGCTCTACCTGCGAGAACCGTGCGTAAAACTCTTGGGCTAGTCTGTGCTCGGCCTCCCACGATTCTCCTCCCTCAACAGCAAAGCCGTAGGTGCTGTAGGCAAAATACACGCGGTCATCTGCCACTACCGGCGGCTCCCCAATCTTGCGTGGGGTGTCATCAGGCGCGCCCGCAACAATTTGATCCGTACCCTTCACCATCTCAAAGAACCCCTGAGCCGGGCCGATGCGGCAGGCAAACAGCTTCTCCATCTCGACCGCCAAGGTCTCAGCAGTCCAGATTTGTGTGTTGGCTAGCGGTGGTGTTGTGTCTGCAAGCGCGGGCAGCAAGGGTGTTGCCGCCCCGGCAACCAGCAATCCCAAAAAGTTGCGACGATCCATGGCTTTCCCCTTTTCTAATAATATGCTGCGCTACGGCGTCTGAAAAATCTGGGTTCATCCGGTTCGTCCGAGTCCAGACGAATAAACCCACCTTGTCTGAATCTCAGCAACGCCTGGCTGGTGGTATCCACGAAGTCATCGTTCTCGCCGTTGGGGAACGACGCCACTTCCTCGATCACCTCACGCGCCCAGCGTGTGTCTGGCGCCCACACCATGCCGGATGCGAACAGATCAGCCACTGCGTTCAATCGTACCATCTTGTCGTTGCCACGGCTAGGGTTCGTCTCCTGGACTGGTATGCCCATGTTCCGTAGTTCCTGGATGAGCGGTGCCCCGGCAGCCTTCTTTTCCACGATGAACGCGTCCGGCTCCCACTCCTTGTAGTGTTTGAGCGCAATCTGCTTCAACTCCGGGAACGCCATCCGGTCCTTGAACGCGTCCAGGAGAATGACCTGCGCCTTGCTGTCTTCCTCCTCGTTGTAGAAGACGCCCCATGTCGTACACGCCGAGTAGTCGGAGTTTGTCTTGGTCTCAAACGCCGTATCCCAGGACTGTATGACGTAGTCGCACTCGGGTGGGTCGTCCGGCTCCCAGATCCGCCACAGTTTCCGGCTGATGATCGCCGCGTTGTTGGATGTGGGCTGCTGCATGTACTGGGCGTTCCAGTACTGTGGGTCGATCGACGCCTTCGTCGCCTTCAGTGTGGCCAGTGGCCACTGCTCTGGCCACAAGGACTTCTCCTTGTCCGTGCCCTCGTGCAGGATGGCCGGTAGCTCCACGATCTCCCAGGGTATCGACTCCGGGTTGCGCGTTTGGTAGTCGATCAAGCGTCCGGTCAGGTCGAGCTTGCCCCAGCGTGTCATCACGATGATGATCGCCCCGCCCGGCATCAGACGCTGCAAGGGTCCGGTCTGGAACCAACTCCAGGCGGTATCAAAGGCGAGACGAGAGTTCGCCTTTACGTCCTGTTCAGAATGAGGGTCGTCAATAACGAACAGATCAGCACCACGTCCAGCAAGAGCACCGCCAACACCAGCAGCATAATACTGGCCACCAGTGCTGGTGCTCCATTTTCCGGCGGCCTTTTGGTCGTCCGCCACCAGCGTGTTCGGAAAAAGCTCACGGTACTCCTCCGAATCGATCAAGTTCCGCACCCTACGGCCAAAGTCCTCCGACAACCCAGCGGTATGCGTACCCATGATAATCTTTTTATCAGGGTAATTACCTAGAAAGAACGCTGGGAACAGGTAGGAAGAGAACTCCGACTTACCCATACGTGGCGCGATGTTGATAATCACGCGTTTTTTCTGGCCGGAGATCACTTCCTGGAAGATTTTGGCCAGTTTCCTGTGGTGTGGCCCGATCTTGAACCCCGGATAGACGTGTTTGGCGAACTCGATGGGGTCCTGGCGCTTCTTTCTCAGCTCCCGCCAGTGCTCTTGCTTGTCCAACAAGTCCAAAGTCTCCAATTTCTCCACTTTACCCATGGTGGGTAGTCTGCGGTAGAGGGCTGTGGCCTCCTCGGGGGTCAGGATCTTCTCACTCACTGGGCTTTTCCGGTTCGTCTTCCGGTGGGGCGGGGGTGGCCACGACATCAATCACGTCAATGTCCTCGATCGGCTGCACATCCGTCACGTCCATGAACTTGGCGAGCTTCTCTTTCAACCTGCGATCGACCTCGTCCTCGGTCATGTCGGTCTTCTTGACCTCGATTTTTTCTGTAAACAAACCGACTTCGGTCACCTTACCCAGGAGCGCCAGCGCTTTGAGCCGGATTGACGCCGTCGGGTGCTCGCACTCCTCCAGAATCTTGGCCACTGCGTAGCCGCGCAGCTCTTTTGCCTGCTGTATAAATTCCCAGTCGTATGCGGTGAGCATACTTGTCAGGTGCCGTACAGCTTGCGGGGTCTCCAGCTTGGAGACCATGGCGTGTGCATCTGCGGTGGGGGCGTTGGTGGTGAGCGCCGTGAATGTTTCACGGGCCTGGGTCTTTTCTAGCTCGGATACAACAGCCTCTTTGTCTGGCGCACCCATGGATTTGAGCCAGTCGGAAGTATTAATCTTCCCATCCAGCGCCTGCATAGGCGTAGTTTTTTCTACCGGGGGCGGTGCCTCGGTACTGGATGTAACTTCAGGCTGGAAGTCAAGCAGGTGTTCGAGCATTTGTCCTTAGACGGATGCGGGTTGCGGTCCCGGTGTCCCCAGTGTACACTTAGTTCCGGCATTGGTGCAAGTCTAGCAGTTGCCCTTTGCTTTCTCCTATTGGTGGGTTGACTCCCCCATTCAGCCCCCGGCAGAAATGTCGGGGGTTTTTTTATGCCTGTCAATCGTTAGACAGGGGTGTTCTGGAATTTTTATAAAAAATTTTGGAGGTGGGGTAGGTTAAGTTTACAAAGTGGCCAAAAGTGGTTTACAACATTTGGGGTGCGGAGCTGTAAAGAGTAGACAAAAGTATTACAGAATACTGGGAGCGGGTGCAAAACAGTGTTCTGGCTGGCTAGCCTGGCCGTCAAATATCTCGGTGGGTGGGGGTATGGTGGGGTTCGGCCAGGACGTTTCGACCTTGTTTAAAACCCCCATATGGTTTACTGGAAGTGTTGATGCGAGGCATATCGCCCAGCCAACAGCTCAACCAGGAGAAACATCCATGAGCATCCGCACTTCCGCCAAGTCAATTGGCAACAACGACGCCAAGTCCGAAGCCCTCGCCGCATCTATCCGCAAGTCCTGGGGCAAAGCAAAGCCCGAGAAGCAAGCAGAGATACGGCTTGAGTTCATGGTGGGCTACATCGCAGGGCGAGAGAGAATTTCTCTCTCAGAGGCGCAGTCGATCATCGAGGCAGGCAAGGGCGCCGAGGCAATCAACGCCGGAGCAATCGACCGAGCGACGAGTGGCTTCCGCTACCACGTTATGCAGGGCAAAACGAAGACTGAGCCGAAGACGAGCAAACGCTACAGCCCCGAGCTACGCAAGGCGGCGCAGGCGTATCTGGCCAAGTTCGACAGCGTGGGCGAGGCTATCGCCGTTCTGCGTGCTGTTGCCAAGTAATCACAGAGAGAATTTCTCTCTGACTCAGCGGGCGAGGCTGGCCCGCTGTTTCATTCCCTGTCTAGCCACAACCCAACCAACTGGAGAAACGTCCATGACCTACGAAGAAAAGGTACTCGACACAGCCAAGCATATGCTGTCCGTGTACCGCACCAGCAAGTACACGCCAGAGGAACGGGCAAGCGACCACGCTTTCTCGTACGACAGCCACGAAGACGGGCGCAAGTTCTGGCTTGCCGTGATCGATGCAATGTACCAACTCAACCAAGGAGAATGACCATGCGTAACCTCGACATCCCCACACTTGAGCCCATCGACTCGGGCTTCACCGGCGTAGACGGCATCCGCTACTTCGCCACCATCTACTACCCCAAGGGCAAAGGCGACAAGCGCTACTGGTGGATCAACCTCTGCCACGTCGGCGGCAAGAGCGAAACCTTCGCATCCGCCGATGCCTACCTCGCACGCAAGGCGCAACTGACCCAGTGGTCACTAGTCTGACGTCATTTTGCCCATTTTTTTACTGTCCGTTCGTTTTGCCCTGCGCAAATCAATCTCGGACACGCGCCAACCCGCATGAATGCTTGCGTCTGGGACTTTCAGTCCCTCTCTATCTATCTATCTATACTATTATTAGATATAGATAAACACATTCATACACACACCTACAACAACTTTCAATTAAAAGTCTTCCCTTTAGTTGTGTTTGAAAACAGTAGAACTAGGGGACAGAAATGTTTCTATGCTAGTATTCATGCGGCTCTCAGCGTGTCCGAAGTTGGCTCGTGTCGGGCATAACCTCGGACAGTTTTTAACACCATCAACATTACATCGGAGAAATCATGACCGATCTTGTAGCCAAGTACAAAGGCAGGACATACCGGGACATTGAGTGGGACTTGCGTGCCAACGATATGCCCGAAGAAATCATAGGGCAGACACTCACCGCAGTCAGAGCGGCCAGGGCGGAGGCAACACGCCTGAAATTATCCCGCCGGAAAAACGATGAGGCGTGGGGCGAGGTGATCGAGGCCTTGCAACATGAGCGCCGGGTTGTGCGCTCGATGATGCGGTACAAAACGACCGAGCCTGCCCCTGAACGGGACGACTTCATCAACCAATACGCCACGCTACTCAACTCCCTGTATGCACGACTGGCCAAGCAACGCAAAGAGTACAAGCCCCCACCGCACAGCCATTGGGTTGATTTCGTACCCGCCCGTGTGCGGCAGGCTTTTGAGGAGGCGGCGAGCGCCATACCGACCAGGGCACACGCCAAGGTGAAGCAACCCTTTGAGCGCAGGCTACCGCTGGTCTTGTATGACCGCAGAAAGAGTCGCCTGCTACGCAACACACGCTTGCAGATGCACACCGCATTAGACAAAGGCGAGACAGAGAAGGCAGACACGCTCAAGCGTGCCATTGCCTGCATCCACGAGATACCCCTGGGCGAGCACATCCCCAACAGTTGGCAAGAGGTGATGCGTAGTGCCGAGATGGTTTGACCGGGTTAGTTTTTTAGGCTGTGCTACGCCGCCCGCACAGCCGATGCTAGAGAGAAATTCTCTCTGGCGTATTCAAGTGGCGGCATCTGAAACTGGAGAAAGCAAATGAGTCAGGAGAAAGTGAAAGCCTTTGCCGAAGGCTATGTGCGAGGCGTGGTGTCCGAGCGTGAGTTCTATGACACAACGCTCGCATCGTTCGATGACTGGGTTATATGGGACGAGTACGACATTAACTTTGTCGGCAAGGAGTACACAAGCGAGGAGTTGGGTGACTTCGATGCGCTCGCTGTGGTGTACCCCAAGGGGTGGAAAGACCCGTTGCCCGACCATCTGTTCAGCTTCGTCATCAAAGGAGAAAGCAAATGAAAGTGAGAGAACTGATTGCGGCGTTGACTGCCCTGCCGCCCGAAGCCGCTGACCTTGAGGTCTATGTGTGGGATGCAGGCGACAGGCTCACGCTTGTCGACCTCGACGATTCGTTCCTGAACGACGAGCATCCGTTCGTTGACCTCAATACCAACACCGACCACTGAAGGAGAAAGCAAATGA